CTAACAAGTCGGCCCAAGCCTGCGCCAGTTCATCACTGGTTAACAGACTTAAGACCTGCACTTGCAAAGCTAGCGGAAGACGATATGTAGCCGCCGTTAAATCAAACGACCAGCGAGCCTCCGGGGAGTCTTGAAGACGTCTCAGAGGAGCGGCTTGGTCCCAAGTTCCATCTTGAGGTATAAATTTTAGAACCTCGAAGATAGCATCATGGAGACCAGAAAGTAAAGACTGTGTTCAACCATCAGTGATGGCGAAAACTCGAACTTTACCCGCTGCCTCTACCTTTTCATGGAGCTTACCTAATACAGGTAAGACTCCCGGCTTCAACTCAAGGTTCCTAACATTATCCATTTCCTGTTTCAAGGCATCACTAAGATGTGTATTTGCCGAAAGCTCAGCGTAAGCCATAAAGGCCTCGCGGGGTTCACTAGCTTTAGTGAACGCAAATGCATCCAGTGATAGCCCCAAAATGGAAGGATTATAGTTAGGCCCAGCTGAGTTAAGAGCCAGAAAGCTCGAAGGCTTCAAATGAAACCGTTTAGGTAACATTTTAAGCACCCTATTAAGCTCTCAGACTGGCATCGTCATGCATGCCCCCGTAAAGGGGGCGACGATCGTCTCGAGCTTAAGGGTTGAACGAACTTTCATGATTCGGAAGACAGACAAGACTGATAGGACCGCCCTAATTGTAACCGGGTCTGCAGACCGTATTAAAGTCCGCAGTTGCCCAGGTACCAATTTAGGTAGGCCCCCAGAAATTCCCAAGCATACACCTTGTGAGGTGTATACCGGAACGCCAGCCACATATTTGTGGATTAACCGTACCGATTCCTTCAAATACATTACTGTAAATAAAGGTCCGGAACAAGTTCACAACGATTTAATACGCTGCAACAAAATGTAGTAGGGTTCCGGAGACTCCACACTGAGGACCCAGATTATCACTCGAAGCCATCTATCAAGCATTTTAAAGCTGATAAATAAGCTAGGGCGATTAAATCGTGATCTCAATGTGTTTCTCATAGTTCCAATTTGTTTGCATCCTTTATCCTCTCTCAATGCCTTCAGGAGTTTAAACCTGAGTTCTGGTCATTCACATGACTCGACATTGACAAGTAATAAAGGAAAACATCATCAGGAGTTTTCTCTCCTGAGGTGGGCAACCCTGATGACAAGTCAGGGGTCTACGGAAACAAGAGGACAGCGAACCATAGGTATGTCAACACCTACTTTGGAGTCCGGCGATTTTATCGCCTAGGCCCTTGGTGGAGGTTTAACCCCCAACAGAGTCGGATAGCACACCAGAAAGTTCTTATAACTTCTGGCAGATGCTATC